GTTTCATCGGTTGCGTTTTCCGCATCAGGCAACCTGCTTGGACGGGGGAATGTTTCCGGCGCTTCATCGGCAGCGTTCGCACCGTCCGCAAATCTGTCCGGCATTGGTAACATCTCGGGTACGGCCTCGCCCGCGTTCACCTTGTCAGGCAACCTGACAAGTGCTGGCGACAACAATATCAGCGGCACATGCTTGCTGACATTCACGCCCATTGCAAGCCTGTCCGGCATAGGTTCGATACAAGGAACGGCTTCTTTCGCCTTTACATTGTCCGGCAGCATAGGCGCTGGCATCTGGACCACCATCAACCCCGCCGCTGGCTCATGGGCAGACCAAGCCCCCGCAAGTGGCATATGGGCAACACAGGCACCGAACAATGACAACTGGACACAAACCAATCCCGCAAACGGAACATGGACCACGGTTCCGCCTGCGGCAGGTACGTGGGGCTAGCAGCAATGATTAAGACACACTTCGGCGACATTAATGGGTAGAGGATTAACATGACCAAAAGAGGTGGAATGAGCCGCGAACTTCAGGAACTGGCCGTTTCGGCATTACATAAACTGGCCGTCGAGTACGGCAGGGGCACCGTCGCGCCTAGGTATGAATACGACGCGGCTTTGGAGAGGTTGGCCGAAATGAAGTCGGCGCTATTCATGACGGAGCGGGAAGATGCCTAAAATGGCAAAAATGGACCCCATCCGCGCCCTTTCGCGCTTTGCCTACGATCTGCTCGTTGCCGCGCGGCAAGGCCGGACGGAGTATGAAGAAGTTCTAGGAAAGCCGAGCACAGATGAAGAGTGGGGCGCTACCAGCGATAAGTTGGCGGCGTTGTTCCCGCGATGACACCGAAACAGGTGGCATTCATTGGCGAGTACCTGAAAGACCTGAACGGAACGCAAGCCGCAATCCGGGCGGGATACAGCGCCAAGACAGCGAACGAACAGGCATCGCGGCTGTTAACGGATGTTAATATTGCCGCCGCCGTCGCGGAAGCCAAGGCAAAACGGGCCGAAGAATGCGGTATAGACGCCGCCTGGGTGCTGAAAGAGGCCAAGCGCACCTATGAGGCCTGCCATGCTGCCGACAAGCTCAGCGAGGCTGTATCGGCGCTGAAACTGGTAGGCACTCACATTGACGTTCAGGCCTTCAAGGAACGGATGGCGCAAGAACATTCGATGAGCAAGGAGACGGCGGAATGGCTGGGCTTGATGTCCTAGCCCTGGCTGTGAAGAAATGGCCTGACAAGCGCGCGCGGCTGTCCGGCGGGTTCTACAAGATCAAAGGCAAAGACGGCAAGGTTGTCCCCTTCCGCATGAATGCCGATCAATCGAGATTTCTGGACGACCGGCATGGGATGGACGTGGTTCTGAAGGCCAGGCAGAAAGGCTTCACCACGATCATCCAGCTCGATATGTTGGACGACTGCCTGTTTGTGCCGAATACGGCGGCGGGCGTGATCGCGCACAACCTGAATGACGCCAAGGCATTCTTCGCGGACAAGATCAAGTTTGCCTATGACGCGCTGCCTGGTGCGTTTCGCGAGGTAGTCAGCGCGGAGCAGGACGCGGCGGACAGCATGAAGTTCAGCAACGGCAGTTCGATCCGGGTTGGCACGTCGCTGCGCTCGGGAACGCTGCAACGGCTGCATGTAAGCGAGTACGGCAAGCTGTGCGCGAAGTTCCCCGAGAAAGCGCGGGAAGTGCGGACGGGCGCGTTCAACACGGTGCAGATGGGCCAGAGCATCACTGTCGAGAGCACGGCGGAGGGGCAGGCCGGGGACTTCTTCGATATGTGCCGCCTGGCGCAGGCGAAAGAGCAGACCGGGGAGGAACTGACCGCCCTGGACTTCAAGTTCCACTTCGCGCCGTGGTGGTCATCGCCGGAATACACGCTTGAGGCGAATGTTGTCATCACGAAGGAGATGACGGCTTATTTCGACAAGCTTGAAAGCAAGGGCATTGTGCTGACAGCCGGGCAAAAGGCCTGGTACGTCAAGAAGGCGGAGCAGCAGGGTGAAGATGTCAAGCGCGAGTACCCTTCCACGCCCGAAGAAAGTTTCGAGGTTGCGATTGAAGGCGCGTACTTCGCCACGCAGATGACGACCATGCGCAAGCAGGGGCGGATTTGCCGCATCCCGGTGCTTGACAAGCCGGTCTATACGACTTGGGATTTGGGAATGAACGACAGCATGGCGATTGTGTTCTGGCAGGATGTCGGGATGGAGCGCCGGGCGGTTGATTATTACGAGAACAATGGCGAGGGCTTTGGGCATTACGCGCGGATTTTGACGGAGCGCGGGTACAACTATGAGCGCCATTACATGCCGCATGACGCCGAAGTCAGGCTGTTGAACAAGGATGCGACAACGCGCAAGCAGGAGGCTGAAGCGACCGGGATCAGGCCAATCGAGGTGCTGAAGCGGATTGCGACGGAACAGGACGGGATTGAGGCGAGCCGCAACTTCATGCCGAACGTCTACATTGACGAGCAGCGGTGCGCGCAACTGGTCAAGTGCCTGGATAGCTACCGCAAGGAATGGGACGAAAAGCGCGGGGCCTTCAAGGACCACCCGCTGCATGACTGGTCAAGCCACGGGTACAAATCATTCGAGGGCGCGGCGATCAGGCCCGCCGCGATCAAAGTGCAGAAGCTGGACCTCAGCAATCTCATAAAGGTCATGGTATGAGTGATTACGCCCCAACCGGGCCGATGGATATGGATAAGCTGGCCGGCATCCTTCAGGAGGAGTTCCGGGCCGCTGACAGCTATCGCGACACGCTTGAGCAGTACGAGCAGGCGGCGTTCCGCTATTATGAGGCCCGCCCGTTCGGGTCCGAGGTGGAAGGCCGCTCGCAGATTGTTCTGCCGGACGTGCAGGAGGTTGTCGATTACATGACACAATCGGTGCTGCGGACGTTTGTTTCGGGTGACCGCACGGTTGAGTTTGAGGCAGTGGACGAAAGCGAGGTCGAGGTTGTCGAGGACGCCAGCGCGGCGATCAACTGGACGTTCATGCGCAGGCAGGACGGCTATCGCCTGCTGCATGATGGCTTGCAGGACGGGCTGTTGCGCAAGTTGGGGATATTCAAGACCTGCAAGGAAACGCAGGAGCGGGTGTCTGTCGAGCGCGTGACGGTTGACCCGCTGATGATCGGGGAGATGCCAGACAACATCGAGATCGAGGGCGAGATTGTCGAGAACGAGGACGGCACGGTAACGGCGACGGTCAAGCAGACCAAGATTGAAACGCGGTTCACCGATTACGCGATTGCCCCGGCGAACTTCCTGTTTTCGCCCAAGGCGCGGCATGAGGACGAGGCTGATTATCTGTGCCACGTCGATTGGGAGAAAACCCGTTCCGACCTGGTGGAAATGGGCTTTGACCGCGATCAGGTCTATCGCCTGCCGTGTCATTCGCGGGTGAGGTCAAGCGAGGTCGAAAGCGATGCGCTTGACCAGTATATCGACGTGGAAAGTTCGTCTGCGCTGGACAAGGTTGAATTGTGCGAGGAGTACGCGCGGATTGATATCGACGGCGACGGCATTGCCGAGCGGGTCAAGGTGTTCCGTGTCGAGAACCAAATCCTGCTAGATGCGGAAACCGGCGAGCCGTCTATTGAGGTTGTGGACGATCACCCGTTTGCGGTGTTCTGCCCTTACCCGCGTGCGCACCGGATGGTTGGCTATTCGCTGGCGGAAAAGGTCATGGATATCCAGTTCGCGCGTTCGTTCGGGGCAAGGCAGTTGTTCGACGGCATGGCCTTTGCCAACACACCGCGCCCGGTGGTCGATATGACCATGGCGGACGACAATACGATTGAGGATATTCTCAACCCGATCCCTGGCAGTCCGATCAGGACGCGGGGCGGTGTCGGGGCGGTCCAGCCGTACCAGACCGGGTTCGATACCGGCAAATCGTTGCAGATGATGGAATGGCTTACCGGAGAGCGGGAGAGCCGTACCGGCATCACCAGGATGAACCAGGGGCTTGACGCCGATGCGCTGAACAAGACGGCGACCGGCACGGCGATGATGCAGGCTGCCGGGCAGCAGCAGGAAGAATATATCGCCCGCAACTTTGCCGAGACGCTTTCGCGGCTGTTCGTGAAAAAGTACCATCTGATGAAGAAGGAAGGCGAGCCGTTCAGCGTCAAGGTTGACGGCAAGTACAAGCAGGTTGACCCTTCGCAGTGGCCGGACGATATGAACGTGACTGTCCGGGTAGGCTTGGGGACAGGTTCGCGTGACAAGCGCATACAGGCCCGCATGGCGATAGCCGAGCCGCTGATGAACGCGGTTTTGCAGGGCATGGCCGGGCCTGAGCATGTCTTCAAGTGGTTTGACGGCGTGGCGCGGGATATGGGTATCGGGCAGGGTGACGATTACTGCGAAGACCCGGCTGCCCAGATCGATCCCGAGACGGGCCAGCCGGTTCCCAAGCCTGAAAAGCCAGACCCTGAAATGGCCAGGGCCGAGGCCGAAGCGCAAATGCAGCAGGCTAAGTTGCAAGGCGAGCAGGCATTGCAGGCAGCACGGCTGGAAATGCAGCGCGAGGATGCGGCGCAGAAACAGCAACTGGCGCGCGAGCAGGCTGAATTCGAGGCCGGGCTGGCCAGGGACAAGGCGGAGTTTGAAGCAGGGCTGGCGCGTGAGCGCATGGGGCAGGAAGCCCAACTGGCGCAGCAGCGCATGGAGCTTGAGGCAAGGATGGCGCTGCACAAGGCGGACCTGGCAACGCAGGCCCATGACGCCAAACTGAGCACGAACAGGCCGGGAGGGTCGCTTGATGCTTAATAAATCGGGCAATCCGAAATGAGATTGCGTAAGACGTCAACTTTCTACCGATCATGCCGCCGCACCATGAGCCGTCGCGACGCGGTTAGGTATTTGGCTGGTGTATGGTGGAATGGGCACCCCGTTACCAAGTATCGCCGTCGATTTGCGGTGTGGCGTCCAGGGTGGTGGATACCAAGAATACACAGAGACAGTCTGGCCACCGGCGCTTTCGGCGGTTTTCATTGCTGGTGGGGGCCATTCCATGTTTGGGATGTGGTGCGCCATGACGGGGTGCGCGGTAATGGCGGAGGGTTCGCTTGATGCTTGACGGGACGCGGACTTTTGTGAAGCAATACGGGTTCCAGCGCCGGAACGGGCGCTCGCGCATCTATTCGGCGGAACTGGCCGCATACAAAGCACATTGCGCCGTTCGGTGCTTTTCCCCTGGCTTCCATCATACGGAAGTCACGCCGCCGTTCTGGGGCCGCGCATTCTTCTTTTTCAGACGCATGAGGTCACGTAATGCTTAAGCGCCTTGCCCGCTGGCTCGATCCTGTCGAAACCGTTGACCAGACGCGCTTGCGCGGCGGTTCAGACGCGGTTGAACGCGGTATCCGCTGGGAAACCTTCTACCGCGAGGAAGGCGGCTTGCTCGATATGCTTGAGGCCGAGCGTCGCGAACTATTCGAGGCCATGGGCGCGCTCGATCCTGCGGATATCGGCAAGGTCTATTGGCTGGCGACGGCAGACCGGATCGTTCGCCGCCTGCAAAAGCGGGTGGAGACAATCGTAGTCACCGGCAAGTTGCAGGCTGACAGCATTCG